TTGGTAAACTTTAAAATAGCAACTCTTTCACCATCCTGAATAGTTTGGGAAGTTACTGTATCAGCCATTATTTACTCCCTATTAAGCGTCAGCAAATGGTGTTACTAAAGTTCCTGAACCTAATGTAATACCTTCTACTGCATACTTGGCAGAAGCCATAGCAGTTACTTTAATAATACTACCGACCAAACCACCTTTAGTAGTTCCATTCAAAGTGATTACATCGTTAGATGCACCAGATATGAAAGTTTTACCTGTAGCATTATTAACGCCTGTGTAAAGACCACCAACAAACTTATCTGTTCCGTCAGTTTTAATATCCATATCTGTGGCTGCTGTTTCTACAACAAAGAAGAAACTTGCACCCAAGTTGTTAGTTTGATTAGGATCATCATCAGATCCTGGTGCTGTAGCTACAATACTTGGTAGTGTGAACTTACCATCAGCATCATTACATGTAAGAATTTTACCTGCGTGTGCTGCTACTGTAAGTGTAGTGTCTGCTGTTAAGCTGACTACTGCTGCATTACCTGCTGAAATAAAACCAGATAAAGATTTAACTGGTCCTGAAAATGTCGATTTTGCCATAATTTCCTCCTTTGGAAATAAGTTCTATAGTCTCGGCTTGTCTGCTAGGTCAGTCTATAGAACAATTTATTATCCTAGTCCTTTCGATTGTATAACAGATATTAGTAAAAATGAAATAAAAAAAAGGGAGCCAAAGCTCCCTTTTCTTCGAGACGTTCTCTAGAACTTACGCTCCTTGAGATGCAAACACTGCTCTTGGATTCGAGAATCCAAATGAGTATCTCTCTCTAGCTTTGAACCTGACATTACCAGTATCAAAGTCACCTTCCATAGAAGTTGAAAGAGGTGATCTCTCAAAGTGTTTAAATCCATCTGGACAATCTGTTAACAAGAACCACGCATCGTTGTCTGTTAAGAAGTGGTTAACTGAATAACCTTCAGGGACCATACCCATATTCCTAATAGCATTGATGTCGTTATCAGAAGTTCCGACTCTGCCCGGAGTTTGAAGTAGTCTATCTGCCACAAATTGTAATTGTGGTGGAATAATTAACTTCTTACCTTGTAGAGCAAGAATCATGCTTTTGTCGTCAGTAAAAGTTGATACTGCGATTAAAGCGTCTTCTAACGAAGTCTCATTCAAGTCAGTGTAAGTGCTTGGTCTGTTTGAGAATGTTCCTCCACCAGCTAAAGGGTGAGATGTGTTTACTAATGAAACACCGTCTCCACCTGTGAAGCTAGATGAGAAAGCATTATTCAATACAGCAGCAGCTTTCACTTGCTTAGTATGAGCCATAGATCTCGCTAACGCCTTGGTATATCTAGCCCCCAAGCGGTCATAAAGATTATCCTCTATTGCTTCTTCTGTAAGAGCAAACGCTAAAGCTATGGTTTCGTGTGAATACCTAGCAGTGAAACCTTCGGAAGCTGAATCAAATTCAACAGCGTTTCCTTCTGCTTTCACTTTGGCATTACCAAAACCAACGATCAATGTTTCCTCTTCAAAAGCTCTGTCCGAAGACTCGGTTTCAAAGATTTCAGCATGTTCGTTTTCGTAGCGGTCGTACTCCATTCCAAACAAAGCATTTAGCCCTGGTTCTAGCTCTTTAGCTAGTTGTGATCGATTAATCGCCATTACTAAACTCCTGTAGTTTGAGCATAGAAGTGCTCGTTAATTTTAACAATCATGTTGACGTTTGTAGAAAGACTTCCTGTTCCAAGAGCATTGTTCTCTGGATCATTGGAAAATCCAACAATTCTACATTGAGCTGTACCTGTAGCCATAGTTCCACTGAGATCTACATTAGATTTACCAGTGGTTGTACTACCAGCAGCGTAAACAATGTCAGCGTTTAAGCCAACAACTGTTTGTGTAACACTACCTGTAGCAGCACTTTGAACTTCAAATAAAGCATTAGGATCGTCAACTACGAAAGCAACTGCGTCTGATGTCACAGTACCATCAGGGAAATAAGGTGAAAATTGCACCTCTCCCGCTGAATCAGTGTACTGGCATCCCTGAAAGACTCCTAGTAATAAATCTCCAGCCGCAGCAACAGCTATGCCGCCTGTGGCTTTCATTACTACTGGGTCGCCTGTAAAGATACTTCCGGTTGTGCCTGAAAGAATTCTATACTCAGTAGTACCAGTGCTATTAGCACCGCTTCCAAGTTTCCCTATAGGCCTTAAACCGAATTTAGCATTTGTATTTGCCATAATAGTTTCCTAGTTAATGTTTATTATAGAAGTAGTAATTACTTACTGCTTCCTCCAAAAGTAACCTTTGATGACACTTTACTTGAAATTGGCATCGCAGGATTCTCTTCACGCATTAGGTCGTTCTCTACGGCAGTCATTTGGTTTTGAGTTTGTTGTTCAAAAAATTGGTTTCTTTGATCTGCGATTTCTTTATCAATTTTGCACAGTATCAACCCACCCACACCTATAACGCCGGCATGTCGACCATCATCGACTGTAGGAAGATCGTGAAATCCAGATATTTCTTCAGGCTTTACCGGGACGAATCCTTCACGAAATCTTTTTGAGACATTCGTTTTGTCATCTTGCCCTAGTACAGATTCTCTAATCCAATGATATTTTATACCTTCAGATTCAGCTTTTTGTATAACTTCCTCTGGCAGTTCTAAAGCAGAAGGCATTTTCCAGACTTTTGGTCTTTCGTCTTTTGCTCTAGTATCAGAACTTCTTGAAGCTCTAACATCTTCATCTTGAATCACTGTTTCTTTATCTTTTGTCATGATCTTTCTAACCTCGCTTTTTGTATTGCGTAATCTTTAAATGACACTCCAAGCTTTTTAGCTAGTGCTTGTTCGCTCGGTGTCAACTCGATACGATTTTGTTTGCGTCCTGTCGATGTATTGCGTGTGGCTGAAGCGACTGTTTGGACGGGTTTTTTGTCCGCTTCCACGTTAAATTTATGAGGCAACTCTTGTCGCACTCTGTTATTTAATTCACTATAGTATTCATCAGACTCAAGGTCAAACCCTTCGTTCTCTAATTGATTGTGAATTGCAAAAGCAACTGAAGTTGCAATTTGATCTTTTCCAAACCAAGTGTTTTCTTGTGCCCATCTTTTAGCATTGTCTGAAGGATCTTCATACTCTTGAACTGGTTGTTGTTCAAAGTAATCTGGTTGATTTTTAACTTGTTCGTTATAAGCTGCTTCTTGTTCTTCATACCTTTTTTGATCTTGCCTATATTGTTCAAGTCTAGCTTTATCTGAAGTAGCCATTGTTAAAGCTTCTGTAGCTGTAGCTATTGCATCAGGATCCTGGGACTCAGTGGCTGTTTTTAAAGCTTGTCTTGCTAAAGTTATTTGAGATTCAACACGATTTGTAAATTCATCTCCATAACTATTTTGAAAAGACTTTTGAGATTGCCTTAATTGCTCATTTTGTTCTTTTAACTCTTTAGCATATTGAACGGCCATCAACTCCCTTCTTTGAAACTCTTTGGCTTGTGCTACTGCTTTGTTAATCCTGTTTTGTGCAAGAGATGCTCTTTTCTCTATATCTGATTGATCTTTGGCTTTTTCTTCAACTTGAGGAGAAACTTCAAAATCTTCTTTTATTTCATCCTCAGTTACAGGAGTAACTTCCTTGTTTTGATCTAAATCAATGTTTACAGACTCTTCTTGAACCTCATCCTCTACTCTTCTGTGTTCAGGGACTGCAGCTTTTTCTATCTTTTCATCTGTAATTTCTACATCGATGGTTTCTAATTCTTCAATGTTTTGTGCTTCTTCTGCCATTATTTGCTCCTATAAAGATTTAATATCGTCCGGGTTTAAGATGGTTGCTATCACTTCATCATCATTAATTATTCTAACTTCGTGATCATCTTCCAATCTAAATCTAGTTCCAGCGTATCTACCTATCAGTATCCAGTCTCCTTTTTTACACCAAGGGTCATCACCAAATTTATTTTGATCTTGATAAGCCAACGGTCCTAGTTTTAGTACATAGCAAATGACTGTAGACAAAGCTTCTCTATCTACTGTTTCTTTTACTAATTGAATTCCAGCTTCTGTAACCCCTTTGCCTTTGTAGGGTAAAACTAACAAACGCCACCCGGATGGGTTTGGCATTCTGTCTAGTAGGGATTTGTTTAGTAGTTCTGGATTAAGAACTCTTTCTTCTTGTGTTACAAAAGCTTTATCTAGTTCTGAAGATTGCTCTAGATTATCTTTTGCAATGTTTTCTTTATATTCTTCAAATTTTGTTTTTGCGACTTTTTCATTCATCGATGTTATCCATATGCAGCGTTTCTCTTAAATCTTCTCTGAGAGAGCGAATCGCTGATAACTCCCCCATCAGGTATTTGTAATCCTCCATCGATTTTATATTGCCACTCGCAATTATGTCAACTGCGTTCTGTTCTCTTTGGTCTAAAGTCTTAAAAAAATATTCTGCTAAATTTACAGCATCCATTGGCTCTCTCCTGCCTATGTTACTTTATCTTTGCTCTCTCAACCCTATTAGGTTCTCCTTAGAACCTGGTAATGTTCTAGAACTTGATGATGTTAAGTTTGGTCTACCGCCAAGCGTTGGAAGTGTGGGCAGTGGTATATTAAGTCCCATTAGCCTAGAAGGTAACGATGGCATAGAAGGCATGGTTTGAGGTATAGTTGGAGGAACTACAGGTGCTGGAACTGATGGAATTTTGGGTGTAATACCATACTCCGCTAAACTAGCCTTAACAGCCTCCATATCAATAGGAGATGGCATTGGTAACAAACTATCAGGTTGTACTGCTGGTATGTTTTCTGGCATTGTTTTAGCACCACTAGGACCACCAGCGAATACAGGAGCTTCTACTACAGGAGCTCGTTTAGTAACAGGTGTTCTTCTTGGTGTTGAAGATGTTGCACCGCCTGTATCTTGATATTCTCTAAGCTTTTCTCCAGCTTCTTTTGCTTCTTCTTTGGTTCTATAGACTTTATTCCTAAATTGTTTTGGTACTCTGCTCCATCCTTCTGTGGTATTTCCAACTCTCCCTTCATCGTCTATCCAATAAATATTCATTAAATAACCAGATCTAGGGTCGCCTTCTATTCTATAAGCACTTGCTCCAGCTGCAATTCTTGCTCCCATTTCACTAGGAGCGTATGGATCATACTTTGGCTGTGGAGTAGGTTCTGGCATTGGCATTGGTCTTACTGGTCCAGGATCAACAGGTAGTGTTTCTCTAGGTTGTTCTATAGGAACTACTGGTGCTCTATCTTGAGGGACATCAATAGGCCTAGGCATGGGCATAGGCATAATCGGTCTTTCGTATGGTCTACTGAAATTATCCCCTATAGGATCTGGTCTTCTATCCGTAGGCATGAAAGCTTGTTCTGGCTGAACAGGGGCTTGATAGCCTTCAGGTGTAAAAAATGCTGGACCGCCAACAACTAAACTAGGTCTAGGTTGAACGGGTTGTAGAGGTGCTGGCACGGGTTGTGGAGGAGATGGCATACGCTCTATACGCTCTACCTCACCAAACTGTTGGTTTTGTAAACGTGGAGCAGCTGTAGAGCCTTGTAGGTTTTTAAAAAAACCCATTAATAAATTCCGCTAAACTTAGTTCCTCTCAAAGCAGCCTTACCACCACGAGATTTACCTGCTCCATATGGTTTAGGTGCACTACCGTTAGCAACTTTCTCTGCTTCAGAGTAATTAACAGTGCCTTGGTCTTTGATAGTAACGCTTGATTTTACGCCTTGTGTTTTTTCCATAGTATTACCTTTTAGTTTTAATTCTATTTCTTTTTAGGCCTACCCCTTTTCTTTTTGGGTTTGCTTTCTTTAACAACTTTTGCGAGTACTTTTTCCGCTTCTTTGTCGGCTTTTTTCGCAATTTTCTTGATGTCGATATTTGCATTTTCATTGACGCTCTGTTGATTGGCATTGATTCTTTGCTCCTCTTCTAGCTTCAGTTGTTTTTTATGTAATTCTGCTTGTTCTTTTCTGATTGAACTCATCTGTTACCTCTCATAATATCCATTGCTTTAAATTGTGCAGCTTGATCTATCCTTTCTCTAGCTATATCGTCCTTCATGATAGCAATATCTTTCTGAATAGCCAAACGTTGTTCTGAAAGTTTGTTATTCTCCATTGCTCTCATAGCATCAAACTCTTGTTTTTGAGCAAACTCTTCACGTTTACGTTGAACATCATCAGCTTTAATATCCAGCTCTTTTCCTCTCAACTCGACCAAAGGATCTGGTTGTGGCGGAGGTGGCATAAACATAGCGTTGATTTGTTCTGTTAACTGCGATACAACTGCTGCTATATCCTTGGCAACGTTTTCTTGGAGTTTCTGTTGATATTGCATACCTATTTCCGGTGGTAATTGTTGTATCTGTTGGAAAGTTGCTTGGAACTCAGGATCTTGTGCATTCTGTTGATCTACAATTTCAGCAGCTCTAAATGAAATATGCTGATAAATATGTGCTTGTATCAAAGATAACACCATAGGGTTTGCCTGTGCAGTTATCGTTCCATACAAAGACAGGTGACTATTGATGTGTGCATCGTGGTCTTGTCCGGCAAAAGCCTGTTGTGGCACACTAGCTATTAATCCAGCATTTTCATTAGCAGGATCAACAGGTTGTGGTTGAGGAGGTGGAGGCAATAACTGTTCTATGTTTTGCACACCCATAGAAGAATACATTCTTCTGTAAGCCTCGTATATTCCTTGCGGACCGTGTATTTGAGGATTGCTTTGTACGGTTCTCAATAATTCTTGAGACATCATGACTCTTTGACTCATTGAGAAAGTATTTGGATCTGAAACAGGTAGAACATCAACCCTATCATCAAAGTCCATAGACTTAATCATTTGATTGCCATTTGCAGTATTGTAAGGATAAGAAGGTGGCAATGAGTCTGCGAATACTTTAGCTAGTATTTCAAACTCTATTCTTTGGCTTGAATGCAGTCTTTTGTGAATTGCACTCATCACACGAGTACCACGTTCTAATAACGCTATTGTTGTTCCTACAGGTGCGTTCTGATTTGCATCACCTACTTGCATATCAGCGATAGATGCGAAACGCCTACCACTGTCTACCAAGATCCCTAGGAGAGAGAGTAGGGTTTGACTCGGTTCCTTAAAAGGTAGCGGAACAAAAGCGTCTCGCAAACTACCACCGGGAGCATCCATATCTCTGAACTCTCCAGGTTGCAAAGGTTGATCGTCATTACGTATGCGGATTCCTCTAGCCTTGAATCCAGCAGGTAAATTAGAAAGCGTACCCGCATCTATAAGCTGACGCAGTATAGATGTTGAAGCTTTCGATAGACCACCAATCATGTGAGTCAAACCAAATCCATAGAATCCTAGACCTGGTAAAAATTTGTAATGCACAAAATAATTAATCCTTTGTTTTAAAGGATCATCTTCTCTGTAATTTCTTCTAACAGATAAAACTTTGTTGTTAGCTATCGTAACAATGTATGGAAGCTTGATACCTGTTTCTTCTCCTTGTGCATCAAGATCTTCAAAACCCGGTATATCTAAATCTGTATGTATCTCATGTACCTTGCAGGTATCGTCATCGTTATAGCTAGGACTTACACCTTGTATTTCATCTATCTCTTCTTGTATCTCGTCAGTTTCCCTAGCCAACATATTTCCAGATTCGACATTTACATCGCTATAGAAACCCATTTGTTGTAGTTTCTTTATGTCGTTTATGGGCATGTTTATTACGTGTGTAATTCTGGTAGCACTATGTAAATCAGTTGCCGTATATGGAACGATTAAATCTTCACTTGGTATGAACTTAGATACAGCTCTACCCATGTTTTGATCGTAGTATATTTTTCTGAAAGCTGAACCAGACAGAGGTAAATAGAAAAGCATTTGATCTGTTTCAGGATCATACTCTTTCATGACTTGCATCAACTGATAGTTCATAAACTCTTGAACACGAGAAGCCTGTGCTTCGCTATCAGGAGTAGTCATACCTAATACTTGTGTCTTAACTGGTCCTTGAGATGGTAGTAGTTCGTTGTAAGCTTGTGCTTGGAACTGAGTTACGGATTCTGCCAATAAAGGGTGCATCACACCTGAAGCACCTTCAAATGGTTGCGTTCTTTCCTCTGACTTCATGCCTAAGAATTCAAGGCCGTCACGATAAGTTTGTTCCCATTCAGAACGAGAGTCTTTGTCTGACTCAACGTTATCCATTAAATCATTCTTTAAAACGTTGAGTTCAGAATCATCCATTAAATCTGCCAAATTGGCAGAGAAGTCTGTGTCTAATATTGGGGCTGGCATACTGCCAAAAGCAATAGTACCGTCTTCTAGTTCTTCAAACGAATCAAGTTCAGGATCTTCTTCAGTCACATCGACTTCGATATCCATGGACTTATCACGATTTCTGACTTGAAGATCTATTTGCTCTTCAGCATCAATTGCTTTGTCTATTTCTGCCATTATCTCTCACCTTTTAAAAATGCTCTCCCCTGACCTTTGATAGCTAAACCGCCTTTTCTTTTTTTAACAGGCTTGATAACTTTTAAAGTTGAACCTCCATAAGCTTCGTCTAAAGCTTCTTGTACTTCCGGAATGTCAGATTTATAGGCTTGTTTGCCGGTGCGGTATCTTTTCTTCTCTTCCTTAGTAGGTTTAGATCCTTTAATCTCTTTAACAAGTTTTTTTATTAAAGATTTAGCTATCTTTCTAGCCACGATTTATCTTTTGGAATTTATATAGGCTTTACCGAAACCTCTTTTTGCAATTCCAACAGCTTTATTTCTACCGCCACTTCTCATGCCTTTAGATTTTACAGATCCACCTCTACGCATACCTTTGGATTTCATCATACCACCATTACGCATACCTTTAGACTTAACCATTCCTCCGGCTTTTTTAGTGGTTGGTTTCTTTTTACGTGTTCTAATGAAATCAATAGCACCTTTATCGCCACCGAACTTCTTGTCCTTACCTAGAAGAATTTTTTTAACGCCTTGTCCCAATCTGTTCAACGGACCTCTGGCTTTACCTTTTCTATTCATGTATTGCCTGAGTTCGTTGGCATCGTAACCTTTTCTTTTAAGATCGTCTTTGGTTACAGCAGTGTAATCTTTTCCTTTGTAGGTAAACTTAGTTCCTTCACCTTTCTTACGAGCTGCTTTGAAAGCTTCTCCAAAACTTACTTCAGTAGCTTTAGAAGAGGGCTTTCTATTGCTAGTTACAGCTAACGCTGTTAGTCCAGCTGCGGGTGCGGCTGCTGCTGCTTTTACAGCTGTAGGTACTTTAGTTGGTACTGGAGCTGTTCCTTTAGCTTTTGTTGCTCTTGCACTTCTTCTTTGAGCTGTTACCCCTGTGGTTTTATTGGTAGAACCTTTTGGTCTTCCACGTCTTGCAGGTTTTGCTTTTGCTTTAGGTGCTGTTTTTGCTTTAGTCTTTTTATCTAATGCTTTTGATAATTTATTTGGCGAACCTGCTGGTCTACCACCCATATACTGATTAGCTCTTTTAGCCGCTTCTTTAGCTGCTTTTGTTAGTGCTTTTCTTGCCATATTGTTACCTCTCAATAATATATTCGTTCTCTGGGTACTGGCTCATCGTCCTCTTCGTCTGACGCTAATCTAACGAAGTTACCCTGACGAAATCTCAGTATAGCCTGAGTTGTAGAATCTACAAAGTCATCGTGTTCACCGAATGGAAAGGATGCACATTCTTCGATAACTTCTTCTGCGAAGATAGCATCTGGTGCCCAAACCATTCCTGCCTCAAACACTGGTGAAGCAGAGTGAACCCTTGTAACTTTGTCCTTCCCTTTGGTCGGTCTATAGTTCACCACCGGGATTCCCATCATCCGCAACTCGTGCGTCAAAGGTGTACCACTTGCTTGGGATTCTACCAACACAATATCTGGTTGCCAATATATAAATTCATCGTAGGCTGTTGTCTTCAAATCAGGAAAATCCCACCGTCCTCTCTTAGCATCTAGCAATATAATCGACTCAGGTGCACCGTCACTAGGCCTGAACACACCCCACGTAGTAATCGCACTATAGTCAGCCGTCTCCTTAGAACTAAAAGCGGTATCGTATGACTGCAATATATACGAACAAGGCGGTGGATCATCGTGCTCCCACAGTTGCCACCAATCCCTTTTGATCAAAGCACCTTCCTCTGAAGTGGGATTCTGCATGTACTGAGCGTTCCACTTCGATATAGGAATAGAGGCTTTTACAGATTCTAGCTCCTCAATCTTCCAAAAGCCCGGCCATAGCGGAGTATCATCATCCAATATGGCAGGAAGCTCCAGGATCTCCCACTGATCTGCGTGGTCTTCGGACATTCTCTTAATTAGCTTCTCAGTGAGATCCAAGGTACTCCATCTCGTCATCACTATCACAATCGTCCCACCAGGTTGTAAACGCTGGCGGGGACCGGAGGTATACCATTCATAGGCAGATTCAAGGGCAGTGGGCGAGAGGGCATCCTGTTCCGAATGGGGGTCGTCAATAATCAGGAGATCCGCACCTCGCCCTGTGATTGCTCCGCCGACTCCTGCTGCGAAGTATTCACCGCCTTTGTTGGTTTCCCATCGGCCAGCCGACTTACTATCAGCCGATAGGCTCACCTTATCAAAGATCTGTTTGTATTCGTCTGTGTCCATGAGGTTACGCACCTTACGACCAAACCTAGCCGACAGTTCGGCGGTGTGGGTGGTCTGCATAATCTTCATGTCTGGGTTCAATCCCATGATCCAAGACGGGAAGAACACAGAGGCAAACTCAGACTTGGTATGACGTGGGGGCATGTTAACGATGAGGCGTTTACACTTGCCTTGGGCTACACGCTCTAGCTTCTCAGCGAAAAGCCTGTGGTGCTCGCCTTCGATGAAGCCGTCCCATACGTGCTTCACGTATTCGATGAAATCTTTCTGTGCTTTCTCCTTAACGCTAAGTTGTTTGATTCGATTCTGAATCATTACAATCTCTTTTAGAGCATCGTCCGAAACGTGTTTTAGATCGTTATCCATTTCGCCTGTCTCTTTGTTGTTTGATTGCTTGTGATATTTGTTTTTTGTTTTTTATTTTTTGGTTGCTCTGTTTCATTGTTTTGACCTGACATACCAAAATGTTTTTTTTTGTGTGAAATATAGTATCGCAATAGGGGTCCCAAGAGAAGAGGGGGGGGTGAAATGGTTTTTGGGGTAATTGTAGATGTTGATAGTTATATATATATCTATATTTTTTTTGCTACCCACTTATATGTGGGGGTAGGTGGTCAAAATTTGAGCAGTGCAAAAATCGGAACTCAATCCAATAGAGACCCAAAAAAAAGGGAGGCTTTCGCCTCCCCTTTCTGCCTTTACTCCTATTAGGCTATTTGCTCTGTCCCCTCCTCAAACTCATGTTGAGCATACCAATCTAGAATTAGATTATATTCCTCACAATATATTTTTATTCTCTCTGCAATTTCTCTTGGTGAATCCCATGCAGTGCAAAAACTAACATCAAGCATATGAGTATCATCTTGAAACAATTCAAACTCATAAGCATTCCATTTAGTTCCCCAATGAAGACAAGCGAAGTCATACCAATTATCTGCTCCATATTCCATCATTAGATATTTTCTAGTGCTTAGATTTTTTGGCTTATATACTCCACCATCTAAAACATAATCCTTATGTTCTATTTTCTCTCCTGTTTCAAAATCATGCCCAAGAGTTGCCCCTTTCTTGATTTCTTTAGGCATTGGGATAATTCCATTGAAGTCAAACATATCCTCTTTTATTCTGAGGTCGTTCTTCAATTCCTCTAGTGCTTGAACCTCTTCTTGCACGTTGGTATTAGTTTCAATGGTTACAAAATTAGTAGTGTGATTTGGCATGATTACCTCCAATCCTTAATAGTTAATATGGATGATGATTTGATTTCATAAGGTGCTTTGTGAGTTAGCTTGAATGTAGCCTGCTCATTCTCACCTTTTAAAATCCCCTGTATGTTTTTCCTATCTTTCGCTATGTGAACATCTTTCAAGTTCTGATTGGCGAACATCTGGAAATTTTTTCTAATCCCAAAGGCCAAAGGTTTCAAGATCAGATTCTCCAAGAACATATCCTTTATAGACTTTCTTAGGTCCTGAACTATGCTCTGTCTCTCCTTGAGTTCTCTCACTTCAACAGTAAGTTCTAACTCTTGGATGCGTTCTTGATTCATCTTTAGATAATCAAGTTTCTTTTTTAATGTTTCCATTTTTGGTTTCTCCATTTTGTCATTTGCTTTATTGCTAATGAACTACGTTCATTATACATTTTTTTTACACAAAACAACAGTTTTTATGCTAAAATTTAACTTCCATTAATAAAACTATAAGGAGTAAATAAAAATGGGAAATAGAGCAGTAATTACAATAAAAGAGAAAAACACTCCCAAAGAGGATTGGAATTCTCTTTATCTTCATTGGAATGGTGGACGTGATAGCGTTGAGCCATTTCTTCACGTGGCTAAACTGTATGGGATTAGATGTAATGATGATTCTTCATACGCAATAGCTAGGCTGTCGCAGTTGATAGGCAATACTTTAGGAGGCACGCTTTCATTAGGCGTTGGTGCTTACAAGTGTTTGGATACCAATAACTATGACAATGGAACGTATGTTATAGAAAATTGGGAGATAGTCGAAAGGGAGCATCTACCATATGAAAATTTCGAAGAGCAATCAGAGTATAGCTTTGATGAGTTCGTGGCAAGAATCAGAAGGAAGAATGATGGAGTCTTTAACTATACCTCAGAATGTGAAGGGGAGATAGCATGACTACCTTAACCTTTAACAGTAATAAAGAATTGAAGTCTCTCGCAAGGGAGACTTTATTCGCAAAGGAATTCAAAACTGCCTATATCGATGAGACAACAGACGAAAGGTCTTTTTGGCTTGTCAAAGATGAGGGCATATATGTTATGAATTGCTATCTAAAAAATGGTGAAAGAAAAGTTGAGCATGTTGTCTATGCTAGTGGATTTAATCCTAAGTATGATAAAGATGGCGACTTGTGGGATAGAACATACGCAGTCAGTCGTGATGACTTCGCACAAAATATCCCAATGGGAATATCTCAATTAAATCGTTTGCGAGAGGGTGGCAAACTAACCATCAAACTTACACATGAATACATAGAGGTGAGAGCATGAGTATGCCAAAAGAATTTCGCTTAATTAGAAAGAGAGTCATCAGAGAAGAATGCTATGTGATGGCTATGGATTGGGAGCACGCAGAAAGACTTGGTCATGAAGAAGAACAAGAATGGGAACATCTTTATAGTCATGATGAAGTCGAAGCAGAGGAACAATAGCATGAATGAAAATGTAAAAGACTTAGTAGATGATTTGGGTTGGGAATATCAACGCATGACATCAAGTGGGAGAAAGACATATAAAAAATTATGTCTCGAACTCGGTTGGGAGTTTAAATGGGATGATGAGGAGTTAGGATGATTAAAGGGCTATATGGATTTATTTCAGCTTGTGCTTTGATAATGACTATAGCCCTTATCCCAGAATATGCTGGGATAGTTCCTGGGGCTATGATCTTTCTTTGTGGTGGCCTATTTGCCCACCTAATAAACAAAATACTAGAAGAGGAGGAGGAATAGAAGTCTGGGGGTGAAAGCCCCTAGGATCCTGGACCTGGGGAGATCCCGGTATAGATCCCGGTTTACTTCCAGGCTCGCAGATGTTAGAGTTCGCAAATCTATTTCATTAGATTGGGTTTCTCCAGACCTTAATAAGAAGGCCCGGCATAGACGCCGGGTCTTTTTTTTTGGACGCACCGGGTCGCAAGTTACGGCCCAGGTCGCAAGTGCCGGGCATAAAAAAACCCGGACGAGCCGGGCTTTTTGTTTTTGATTGCTAAGAAGTTATCTGTCCGCAAGCCTCTCTAAATAAATCTTCTTGAAAGCGTGGATTTTGTGTTTTTAAGAAAATGCAAAGCTCATCAATAAAATTAGCACTATCGATAACGTGCATTGGATTTCCTCTAACGCTTGCTAGTCTATGATTATCTTTAATCATCTGGGCAAGCTGTTTAAAATGTTTTCTTGTCATGTTGTTTCTCCAATTTATTAAACAGAATAATTATAACAGATAAGTGTTGTTTTGTGTGTAAAAGTTGCTATAATGTGTAACAAGTTTATGGGTTAAATATTTTGGTCGGTGAGAGATAATACTTAAGAGCCAAAAATATTATTCATAATCATAGGAGCTACCGGGACCCGCAAGCTTGAGCCGGGTGGCTCCGCCAAAGTTTTAAATGGTCCCTGTTATATGGTAAGAGTAAAAGGAAATAAAAGGCATACGATGCTCTGGCCTACAAAGGCAACCCTACATTCTCTTTCACATATAAGAAACCAACTTGTGCCGGCATTGTATTCTGTTTTGTCAAGCCGGCTGAATGACGCCGGGGAAAGACCCGGAGGAAATGCCCGGCCTTATCCGGGCGTTTCTTTATCTGGATCCTGGGCCAGGTTACACCAGAGTACGCACAAGCTCGCAAGTTCTGATCTATAGAACGCAAAAGGTCGCAAAAATATACCCATCTGGACGCACAAGGACGCACGAGAACGCAAAAAATTTGGGGTGGTGGCTCTGTGTGTGGGGAAATGCAAATAAATAGCTAAAAACTGCAATTTTTATTTATCCGTGTTTATCCTGTGCATTGTGCAATTATGTGTTGTATTTAGCTGAAAAAATGTTAGAGTATGTACTTTATTATTAGGAGAAACTTATGGGAATGGACTTATTTGGACAGAATCCAAAAATTAATTCACAAGCTCCCCAAGAAATAAATTGGGATAAATCAACAGACGAAGAACAAGACAAATATTTAAGGGCTTACAGTAAATGGCAAGCTGAAAATCCTGGAAATTATTTTAGAAATAATGTGTGGCATTGGAGGCCATTGTGGGAATACATTTGTTTCGTTTGTGATGACACACTAACAAAAGAAGATGTTGAGTCAGGAAACTACAATGACGGACATCTAATCAACAAAACTAAAGCCGAAGCAATAGCACATAAACTTGAAACTTTATTGCTTGAAGGTTCAGTACAAAGATACGCAGATAAAAGACAGGAACATTTAGACCAATTAGATAAAGATGATTGGGATAAAAACTATCCTTTCTCTGTGGATAATGTAAAAGAATTTCTAGCATTTGTTAGAGACTCAGGTGGATTTAAAATTTGTTAAGGAGAAACTTATGGAAAATAAACACGACTTATACTTTATCGAAAAAGAATTGATAGAGGAGCTAGAGGATAACAAAGAAGAGATCCTAGAGAATGGCGGAGATTATTTACATGAATATGTAGACTCAAATATTTCTGTCTATACCTACGACCAAATAATGATATACGCAAACAATTCTGATTTGTGGCATATGAGTTCTGGGCTAGGTGGAGAAACCATACAAGAGCAAATAGTAGATGTTATCTATGAACATTTATGTGGAGTTGCTCACATCTGGCTACACGAGCAACAAGAAAAATTAAAAGAGGTAGCCGAATGAAAACATACCATAGAAGAATTTGATCCAGAAGATTTTAAATAAAGGAGAAACCAATGGAAGATAAAAAAGCATTCATAAGTGGGGAACGCAACTCTTATGAAGAAGAAGAACGCAATTTATATTGCCTTTGCGGAAAACTAAAAACCAAGTGCGCAGATTTGTACGCACATACAACAGAGGGTGCGTGATGTCAGAACAACCAATCACAAAAGAAGAAACAAAAGAACTAGCACATGAGCTGTTGTGGGAAAACCTAGTGAACTCCGGGCGAACAGGATTACTTAATTTAAGTCCTGTCCATGTTGCTTATATGACTTTACTTTACTCTATGGATTTATGTATGGACATAGCACCAGATGAAGAAGAGGCAAAGCGAATGATTGAAAATGTGCTTGAAGATGTTTTAAAAAAGGAGAAAGACTAATGAGATATATAACAGGTATGAAAGTTGAGCTAGAAGATGAAGTCTTTACAGTTATTGAAACTTGCTCTAGTTGTAATAAAGGTTGGGAAGTTGTGCAGAAAGAAAACGATTTAGATACGTTACAAATTTGTATTGAATGTAACGGATTGGTGAATGGAAGCGATACATACCATTTACAAGAAGATTTAGGCTACAAAATAATTAAGGAGAAAGACTAATGGGTAGACCAAAAAAGAAAATACAGAAACGTGAGAAGGTGTTTAACTTTATTAGCAAAGTCATAGACCTAATTAAATACAAATGGAGGACAGTTATCAAAGCTACGTTATCAATAGTTGCTTTGTCTCTGTTTATTTATGTGGTGTTCTTTTGGCTTGATACAGTCCAAGAGATACGTTTTGAAATCATTTACATATAGGAGTCCGACAATGATACTTAGCGACAAAGAAAAAGGTTTGCTTTTGGATCTATTGGCCGTGCATCCTGGCAATCCTTTAGCTAGTGAACTACATAAAAAAATAGATCAGGAACTGACTACTGAGATTCTGGAACAGGATATTATTTCAGCTCTTAAAATCAACAGAGATGTTAATTGGATTGAAAATGATCCCAATGATGAGTTTGATAATCTAATTACGTTTGTTAAAAAACTATTTAAAAAATACAGGGAGAGAAGCTAATGAAAACATATAACCTGAGAGTAACCAAAAAACAGATTAAATATTGTAGCGTCATAGCAAAGTCTTTAGAGGAAGCAATAGCTCAAGCTGATTATCAAATACTTGTAAATCCGCCTAGAGAAATTGACGGTGCTATCAAAGAAATAAAATCATACGAGTTAGTAGAATTACCTGATAAACCAATGGTAATTGAACCATGCAATGAATTTATAAAGGAGAACGAGGATGAGTAAACCAAAATACATTCAAGCTGATTACACACAAACTTTACAATTTGACTTGGAAGATTTAGATATTGATTGGAAAGACGTTAAAGAGTATTGGGTGAAATACGCAACACTTTATATTGCATTAAAAAATGGAAGAGTTATTGAGCAACATAACTACCATGAATGTGATATGGATTGGAAGTGGGCAAGGAACGAACAAGCTTATGATGAAGATTTTTATGAAGTTGAACTAACAGAGAAAAGCTAATGCCAGATGATGAAACTAAAATAACTGAGTTACTTAAAATCTTTCATTCACTTAACGAAGAAGATCAAGAATGGGTAGTAGCAATACTGCCCAGGATCTTAGAGATAAAAGAAGATGATAGACAACATTAACCCGGAACATTACAAAGATAGTGATATCGAATGTATAGACGCAATAGAGTCAAGCATGAGCAAGGAAGCTTACAGAGGTTATCTCAAAGGAAGTATTATCAAATACATCTGGAGATATGAGAAAAAGAACGGTGTTGAAGATTTGAAAAAGGCCAGATGGTTTCTAACAAAACTGATTCACCAGAATGAAAATTAATAACAAGGAGAGAGAATGTCATTCAAAATAGAAAAAAATATTCCAACACGCAAAGCGTATAACGCTTTCACTGATACTTTAGATAAACTAGATGTTGGTGATAGCATACCTGGATTAACCAAAAAAGAAGTTTATAGATTCAGAGGGAACTTCTACACTAAAAACTTTAAGGATCGCAAATTCACTTTTAGAAAAGAAGCTGACGGTACTTACAGAATATGGAGAACAGAATGAATTTAATTAAGCTACAAGAAAAATGGAAAAACCAATTACCATCAGAGGCTAATGGTTTGGTCGCAAAACGCAAATCTAAATTTAGGTACGCAAGAATTACAAAAAATAACAAAGAAGCCAAGCAAATGATCGAGGAAGGTTACAAGATCAAAATGATTCATGGATACATTGTAGGTTTCAAACTTAAATAAACTAATGCTATGATTGGCTCGCATGAGAGAGCCAACATACGAAGAAGCGATTCAAGAGTTAGAAAATACAATCAACAAACTAGAATCCGGGGATCTAACTTTAGAGGATTCACTTAAAGAATTTGAGAAAGGGATGAAGATCCAAGCCTTTTGCAAACGCAAATTAGATAGATCTACTGAAGAGCTTAACCGGATTCTTCAAGAAGATTAGTTTCTTCCTCCAGATCATCCTCCACATCCTCATCCTCAATAACATCTTCTACCATATCCTCCTTAACCACTTCTACCTCTCCCTCTATGACAATCTGATTCTCTCTAACCAACTCCTGTAGCCTTACCTCCAACTGCTCCCTACTCATGTTGTCAATCTTATGTATCTTCAGCTCCTTCCTATCTACCATCAACCCGGCGAGTTTCGCTCTAGCAATCTCTGCCGTAACTGCTGGACCATATGATCCATCTGCCAACGCAACATCTCTGATCTCTCCTAACTTCTTCGCAATCCCCTCGTAAGTAATTTCATTCTTCGTTCTTTGTATGGCCTTCAACTCTCTCACCCTAGCTTGCACATGAGCATACTGTTGATCGCTCAACAATCTAGTTGCTGCTACTCCGGGATTTTCATACCCAGCAAGATGAGCGCACTTAGTCTGGTTGTAATCTTGGTACACCATCAAGTCCACAAATTTTTCCTGTTTCTTAGTTAATTTTTTGTTTGCCATAATTAGTTATTTTATGTGTATTTATTGTTACATATATGTATATCTAAGAGAACCTATCTCTATCAAAGATTGGGTGCGTTTAGCCACCCATCTATAGTTCTCTATAGAGATGCACATGCGCACAGCTGCACGTACCAGTAAAATCAAGGGTTTCAGAGGTGCATGTGCATATGTGCAGGTATGTGCAACTGCACAACCGCACACCCTATAGAATCCTTTAAGAATGCACCTTTCAGGGGTGCATGTGCAATTCGACCTTTCGCCATTGCACAGCCGTTTTTCGACATACTTTACGCACTCATTTATGCACTTTTTATACACTTTTATTTTTTCCTTTCTTTACAAGTCTTCTATAAGTTCTAGAGTTTTTATCCAGATCGTCTATATTTCTAATGCCGTGTTTAATAAAATTATCTTGAGCTGTTCTTCCGGCTTTTGTAATTTTTTTTCGTCCTGTTAGCTTTTGAGGCATAATTATTTCTCCTTCTTTCCTAAACATCTAAACACTTTGCTCAAAACACTTAAATGAACAAGAGGATTATTCTTTTTCTGTTCCTCATATTCTTTTTGTGTCTTAGGCAAATACGGTACGATCATACGATTCAGTAGATCATCTACATATGAATACTCACATTTGTTACAGACTAAAGATACACTAGGTTCTATAGTCATACCCCAATTAGATTCACCACACTCCGGGCATTTGTGAACCTTTGCGTTGTCCATTCTGGACATCATGTTGTCAAAATAATCTTGATACTCTTTCGGTAACATTATTTTCTCTCCTCTTCTAATATAGCCATGCCTATGTGATAAATGATCTGAGGCACGATTGAATTACCCAATGCTTTGAGTCTGTTGACTCGATCAGGTATGTTCTCTGCGACCCTTGGGATGTCGGGTTCTACTTCAAATCCGTGATGTCCGTCCAACCTGGAGGATAGCCCATCAACCATTCCACCCAATCCGGGTTCAGCGTTCCCTTCCCTGTGTTCCTGACTTCCGGTGAGTTCCCCAACATCCTTTGCATCTTGCCTGTCGGTTTGCCCGCTGCGTCCTCGTTTGCCCCCGGAGTTAGAAACATCTTCTGTTCCCTCAGAGCTACGTTCTCCTCTAGATTCGCTTTGTACCCTGTCTTCTCTATCCTGTTGAGTGCTGCTTCTACTGTTATTGTCGCTGCTACTTCCGATGCTCTCGGTGTTGGATACATCTCGCTCTTCACCGCCCCTGAAAGCTTGCTCTTCTTCGCTAGTTTCTCGTAGTCCGTGTTCTCCCCTGTGTCCTTGTGATCCCTTGCTGCTGGAGTCGGCCACATCTTGTGCGGATCCTCGCTCTCTGCGTCTTTTATTGCTGTTATTAGATTGATTTGATGTTTTTTCTCCTTTAAATTCTTCTGACTGCGTGGACCCCTGTTTGAGTCCCAAGCGTTTGGAGTTGGCCACATGCTCACTTGTTTCATGTCCTTGATCGGATACCCGTAGTCCACTTGCTCCGCTAGAGATCCTGGAGGTACTGTCTTCCTCCCCCTGTCGTTTCTCATCTTCTCTCTCTTCTCCATCCCCTCCTCCGATCTCTTCGATATGTTCGTTGCGCTTGGAGTCATCCACATCTGAGGCTCCTCCATCACTTGCTCCCTTAGATTCGAGCACCCTCCTTTCTTCGCTTTGTTCGATAACTCTTCCTTCTTTCTCACTTGATTTACTCTCAGACCGTCCATCGCTTGAGGTGTCGCCCATAAGCTTTCCGAGGATCCAGACTCTATCTCTTCTGTGGGGAGCTTCGACACCGCAAGCTGGAATAATAAACGATTGCGTGGCGTAACCTTCGGTTTCCAAGTCAAGACACACATCATCGAGTGCCACGTTGACGAAGCCACCAACGTTTTCGACAATGACCCAAGTGGGTTTTTTGTGCTTAATAATTTTAAACATGTACGGCCAGAGGTGTCTGTCGTCTTCCTTGCCTTTTTTCTTTCCTGCGACACTGAACGGTTGACACGGGACCCCTCCACAGATGAGGTCAAATTCTTGAATAAGTCTTGTTGGTTCATTTCCAATCTCCTTTAGGTCTTTATATATTGGCACATCAGGCCAATGTTTATTTAATACTTTACGACAGAACTCATCATACTCACAAAAAGCTACAGTATCAAAACCACCTGTAGCTTCTAGTCCAAGGCTGAATCCTCCTATCCCGGAACACACATCTAATATCTTAATCATCTTTACTCCAAGGTTTCTCCATTTGATTATCTTCTAAATAATACCAAGTGTTCTTACCTGGTACGCTATGTGTTTTTACTTTATCTCCAAGATACTTCTGAACATGTGATACACCGTACCTTGCTGCTCTTTCTCCCGAAGCTAAGTCTTTCTCTTTCAATGCAGTTCGAGCCAATAACTCTAGCTCTTGCCTTGTGTAGAACTTATACGAACTCATTGCTCCAGCTATAACTCTAGCTATCTCTACTTCATCAGGACTGTCTTGTGCATCTACCACCCTAAAGAAGCCACGCTCGAAGTCAAAGTAAGCTAGATGTTGATCAGGCTCTCTTGCGTTTCTTGCCTCGTAGAACAATGATACGTTTGGTTTTGTACCTGACAACTTGATACCTGAGTCCATCCAACCAGCAAAAGCACTACCACCACGAGCAGACATGAACGACAGATCATCTGCCCTTTCTTTACCTGTATGGTGAGCAATGATCACTGCTACCTTGAATAGTTCTATAAGTTTATCAACCCTTGATAACATCTCGTGGATCTCTGAGTTAGAGTTCTCTTCACCACTAAAGAAATTAATAATAGGATCAATCATTAATAAGTCAGGCTTATGATACTCGATGCTTTCTGCTATTGAATCCATATCGCCATCTCTCATTATGTTCTTTCTCAGTCTGCCTGATGCTATCAGGTTTGATTTGCCTAAGTTGTATAGTTCCGGGTCGTGATGATAAGGCCTGTAATACATTTCAATTCTCTTCTTCAAGAACTCGTGAATGATCTCTGCTTGTAACCACATAACCTTCAAAGGTCTAGAGAACTGCTTGCCCATAAACTCTGTGCCTGTCGTAGCAGATGCAGCGAATGCCCCAAGCCAATGTGATTTACCTATCTTGGGCTTACCAAGGAGCAACACTCTTGATTGTTCAAAGACAAAAGCATCACCCCAAAACTGTTCGATACGACTTGAATCCATTGAATCCCAAAAGGGATCGTTAAATGCTTTTAATCCTAATGGATCTCTTTCAACTACCTTTTGTTTCTTCTGTTGGTCTATTGGATCTTCTTGATCCATAATCTCTTTGAGTTCGTCAGCTAGTGTTATCTGCCATTGGCTTGTATTCCATTTCAATATGCCAACGTCTGTATCCTCTTGGTTTCTTTTTAAATGTCCAGAGCAAATACTATTAGTTGTATGTAATACTTCTTGCACGCTCATTGGAGGATTGTTGGTTTGATTCCAATCCAATGCTTTGATGATGACCTCTCGCATGCCCCAACCTTCTAGAATCCATTTGCCTACAAGCCTTGCCAACGTATCGTTACGCATTCCAGATTGCACACCATCCAATGATAGAGGTGTCTTATTATCTAGACTGATCTTGCCATCATTGTTGAAGTCATAGATAACATTCATATCCTGACTGTTGAGCACGGGTAGATCATCCATAGAATCTATGATGATGTTGTCCACAGTTTCAAACATGTATTTGTTTGATGGGCTTACCATGACGTAGCCACCTTCACCTCTGATGTCTAATCTGCCTGTTGTGTTTCTGATTGTAAGATTAGGATTGATAGCGTAGAAATAATGATAGCCACCACGGGGCGTTCTTTGTTTGAGAGGCGTTCTTGTAATCTTGCCTGACTCTACAAACTCACAAGCCTCTTGCGAATCTGCATCTAATACAACAAAAGTTATGCCTGTTACTACTGCCCAATTGCATTTGGGAAACTGTTTGTACCAACTGCCTATGTCTTTTTTGCTTGGCTGATTGATTATGTAGTCAGACCATTTGACTCTTGGAGTCTTTGACCATCGTTTGATAAGGACATCTTCTTCTTCGTTGGGATGCCTTGCTTTGAAATAATCTGGTATTACATCGTCCCTTGAACCACAGGGTATAAGATGAAAGTTGTTTTCATAATATGAAACCAACATATCTTTGCGTAACTTATCATCGATCTCGTCTCCAACAAGATTGAATTGTAAATCGAGAGACATATTACGCCTCTACGCTTCCGTATATGCTTTCCCAATCGAGAGCATGTCCAGTCAGTTTGATTAGTTTCTTTGCTTGGTTGACAGAGGGCTGTCTGTTGCCGTATCTCCAGGATCTTATTGTATCTACCGATACGCCTAGATCTTTGGCTAACGGTTCTTCGCCTCTCTTCTCGATGTAGTCTTTTAGTTTCATGTCTCTCCTATTCTTAATGTGGCGACACGCCCCTTGTTTCCGGGTGACGTTGAAACTTGCTATGCAAATCGGTCATTGATTCAATGGAACATAGCAACGTAAGGAACGTGTCTGATTGGAATAATAAATCCTTATTTACTAAATGTAAAGTATTAACTTGACAAGAAATTTTTATGTAACTAATATAGAGTTATTAAAAGTTTGGAGACTGATAATGAAAAAGAAAAACATAAGTGAACTCTGCCTTGCAGATTTGTTAAAAGAAAAGAAAAAGAATTTAACAATGCAAGCTCAACTAAAAGATGCTAGTGCAGAGCTAGACAACGAAATTGCTTCTCGTCCTGAGATACAGAAGCATATCAAGAAACTTTCTAATACAGGTGGATCTACTAGAGTCCCTCTAGAAAATATCATACCCCTAGATATTAGGTTGCAATACAAGATCACTAGATCCTGGGACCAAGAGTTCTTATGCAAAGTAAAGAAAGACATACCCAAGAATTTATTCCCATTCAAAACACAGTTCGTTGAAGACAAAGCCATGTCTAAAAAGATTGAGGAAGAGAACCAAGATGTATTTGAAAAGATACAAGAGGGATTGCAAACCAAGATTA